GGCGGGTCCCCTGTTATTGCTGTGACAGGCACAGGAAGCACCGAGGACGCATGGTGGACGACGCAGTTCTCGACTCCCGGTGACACGTTCCTGTTGGCGGTCTCGCCTGGCGCTGGGTACTGGACATATAGCACCAGTGCCGGGTGGGTAAACAGAACAGCAAGTTTGGTTCCAAAAACAGGGTCAGGATCTTTCCCGACCGATGTCAGGACAGTCGTTGTTTGGAAACAGCGTGTCTGGTTCACGGTTGAGGGTTCGCAAAACGTCATCTACCTCGAGGACGTCAACGCAATTTCCGGCCACTATCTTGAACTGCCAATGGGTTCGACGTTGCGCAATGGCGGCTATGTGTCGTCATTGTTCAACTGGACGGTTGATGCGGGTTTTGGGATTGATGACTTCCTGGTCGCGGTCGGGACTGAGGGTGATGTTGCCGTCTGGCAGGGGACTGACCCAAGCAGCGCGGCCACTTTTGAACTGAAGGGTGCCTGGTACGTTGGTCCGGTGCCAAAGTACGGCCGCTACTTCACCCCGTTTGGCGGCGACGTGATGATCGTCTCTGAGCTTGGTCTGGTGCCGATGTCGAAACTGATCACCGGCCAATACAGCCAGGATCAGCAGATTGGCCCCGCGTCAAAGATCCAAAGCGTGTTTGCTCCGCTGGTGCGTGAGTTGCGCCTTGAAAAGTTCTTCGACGTATTTGTTGTTCCTTCGTCCGATGTGCTGGTTGTGAAGTTGCCGAATGACGCGGGCACTTTTCGCCAGTTTGCAATGAACGTGACGACGGGTGCCTGGTGCGAGTTTATCGGGATGCCGATGCGCTGCGCTGCTGTCATTGGTGGCCAACTGTACTTTGGAACGTCTGACGGATTGACGTGCAAGGGCTTGTACGGTGACCGTGACGGTGTTGACAGTGTGGGTGCTGGTGGCGTGTTCGTTGAGGGTGAGGTGCAGACCTCATTTAACGCATTCAACACTCCGGCTCAACTCAAGAAGTTCGGCATGGTGCGCCCGATCTTTATCGCCACAGCGGCCCCCGCGGTCAAGTTGGTCATCAACACGCAGTACCTGTTCAACACGGTTGGCGGGTCGCCGTTCTTCTTTGAAGAAAGCAACGGAATCTGGGACGCCGGGCTATGGAACACGGCGACTTGGGTCGGTCAAAACACATACCAATCCTGGTACGGCGTGGCTGGACTTGGGTATTACGGTTCTCTGCGCATGAAGATGCGCGGGCTGCCGTCGACAGTCTTCACGTCGGCGCACATCACGACTGAGGTCGGTGGAGTGATGTAATGGAATTCACGGCAGATCAGCAGAACACTGCGAACCAGTTGCACAACTCGGTTGGATGGGTTTATCCAGACCTGTCGAATACTGATTTTTGGAGCCAGTATTTCAACCCGACACCGACACTGACAGCGGATGAGCAGAGTACCGGGATCTCGATTGGTCCGGCTGACTCAAACTATTATTCTCGGGCACTGCGTCAGCCTTCTGTCCTGCCGAGCGCAAACGAGTCTTATCCGATTACTGTCGGTCCGACTCCGAATACGTCGCCAATATCGTTCCAGCCAACAAGCGGGACAACGACAGGAACAACCCAGACTCCCATGACTGTCGGGCAAGGCGGGGCTGGTGGATCTGGTTCTGTGTATGGCGGCGGCGATTATGAGTCTAACCTGATCAGATCGTTGCGGCAGGACTTCACCTCCGCGCCTCAAGCGCCAGGCGTTTTTCTTCGCCCAAACAAGGCCAACTACTCTGGAATTGATTTTGAGTCTGATGGCACTGGCTCTGGTCTTGGCGTGATACCGACGATCTCTCTTGATGGCACAAAGACAGGAGGGACGAACGTGAAGAATGCTGCCTCTTACGACTTATCAACGCAGTCTGGCGTCAATGATTGGTACGGAAGCCTGCTCAACGAAGGTTACACCTTTGAGGAGTTGAACAACCTTGCCAACAGAGAGGGTCTGACTGAGCAGAACGTGTTTGATGCCCGGAAAGATTGGTTCGGCACGCCAGAGGGCCAAGGCTACATAGATTCGCTTGAGGCCCCGCTGCAGGATGAGTGGGCGTTGACGTTCCTGGCTGGCGACATGGCGGGCGCTCAAGATCTGATCAATGCAAACGACATTTCGTATGAGGATCTCTTGAACACATACAACGTATCTCAAGGGGAGATCAACGACGTGAGAGAGCGTTACGGAATAACTCCTGATGATTATGCAGACTATTCTGCATTCGTTGATCTAGCTCCTGATGCAACGATTGAGAGCATGGGCTACTCCACTAAGCCGGCGGACATTGCGGCCGCCTACAACGAGGCTTTGGATGCCGGTGCATCAAAAGATCAATTTACGCAGTTTGCAAGGGATCTCGGATATACAGAGGCGCAACTTGCCGCCGCGTTCAACTTGTTTGATCGGGCGACATCTGTGCCTACTCCTGATCCGTATGCGTCAGGTCCTTGATGAAACTTGTGACTGATCAGCCGGGTGAGTACCCGATCCTGTGGCGGTGGATGAACCGTCAGAACCAGGTGCCTTGGTCAACTGACCTGCGCACCATTGGGCTGATGCGCTCAGATGGTTCTGTCGCCGCCGCGGTGGGGTTCAATGCCTGGCAGGGGCGCTCATGCTTCATGCACGTCGCGTTTGATACCGGGCACAGCATGACTCGCACGCTGCTGCGTGAGGCGTTCCGGTATCCGTTTGTGACGTGCGGCAAGGATGCCGTTTACGCGTTGATTGGTGATGACAATCAAGAATGCTTGCGCCTGGTGCGCAAGTTGGGGTTTGTTGAGCAGTTCCGCACAGTCGATGCGGTGATGTTTGAAATGACCAGCGAAGACTGCCGCTGGATCAAGGAGAAAGAGCATGGGAAAGTCGTCAGCGCCAGCCACGCCTGACTATATTGGCGCAGCGCAGCTGCAGGGGGAGCTCTCGCAAGAGGCTCTCAACATGCAGAACTATGCCAACAGGCCGACGATCAACACACCGTTCGGAACTCAATCTTGGGGGACTCGAGCGGTCACTGATCCGGCAACAGGTGACCGTGTTACCGCATGGACGCAGAACACGACGCTTGATCCCTCTTTGCAATCCGCACTTGATGCCCAGCTTGGAATTCAGCAGGGGCGAAGCCAGTTGGCTGGCGGCTTTATGGGCAACGTCGCTGAGGCTTACGGCCAGCCGTTTGATTACGCCGGGCTGCCGCAGATGGCCCAGTTGGGCGGCCCGTCTCAGTTGAGCACCGGGATGACCGACTACACGCCTGGGCTGACGACTGGGTTTGATTTTGGTTCTCCACTTCCTCAGTTTGACGCAAGCTATCGTGATACGGTGGCCACCCAGCTGATGGAAAAGATGCAGCCGGTGCATGACTATCAGCAGCGGCAGCTTGAGACCAAACTAGCCAATCAGGGGTTTACGCAAGGCTCTGAGGCTTACAACCGGGCTCTGACTGAGTTAAATCAGCGCCAGGCGGCAGAGCGGTACAACGCGCTGGATGCGTCCGGTGCTGAGGCTCAGCGCTTGTTTAACATGCAGATGGGCACGGCGCAGGCTGGCTATCAGCAGAACCTGGGCGCGGCTCAGTTCCAGAACCAGGCACTGGGTCAGGCGGCAGGGTTGGATCAGTCTCGCTTGGCTGCTCAGAATCAGGCACTCAGCCAGCAGCAGGCACTTAACCAGCAGTACGCCAACTACCAGAATCAGCTGCGTCAGCAAGCGATTGCGGAAGAGGCACAGCGCCGTGGCATGTCGCTCAACGAGATGAATGCATTGCTGACTGGTCAGCAGGTCTCAATGCCCAACATGCCGAGTTTTGTGCAGTCCGGCCAGGCTACGCCTCCAAACATCTTGGGCGCGACCCAGATGCAGTACCAGGCTGACCTGGGCGCGGCTAATGCTGCGAATGCTGGTTTCAACAATCTCCTTGGAACGGCTGGGCAACTTGGCTCTGCCGCGTTCATGTTCTCTGACCGTCGCCTGAAGTCGAACATCGTCAAGGTCGGTGAGCATCCGATTGGTGTCGGGATTTACGACTACACGATGATGGGGATGCGCCAACGCGGTGTGATTGCGCAAGAGGTTCTGCAGGTACGGCCTGACCTAGTCAAGCGCCACTCTAATGGCTACCTGATGGTGAATTACGGGGGTATGTGATGAACGACAGCGATATTTTTGATTACCTGTTGCAGATGGGCGTGATGCGCCCGGAGCAGGAAGACCTCAAGCGTAGGCAGGCAATGGTCGATGCGCTGCGTCAGGGTTCTATGACTCCGGGCCAAGGGCAGATGGTCAGCGGGCACTATGTCCCGTCCGGGCTGGCTGGGCTGGCTGGCCAGTTGGGTCAGGCGTATTTTGCCAAGCAGGGGCAGGGCGCGGTTGATCAGAGAATGGGCGCAATGAATCAGCGCCAACGGCAGATGCTTGAAGAAATTCGCAAGCGCAAGATGATGCAGAACGCTGGAACTGGTTCGGATTTTATGACTGACTACAACTTCCAGATTGAGCCTTGAGATGGCCACCGCATACCCAATCCAAGACCCGAACGACCTCATTCTGCAGATGCAGACTGAGATCAACGGGCAGCCGTTGCGTACCGTCTTGCCTAGAACGCGAGCGATGCTGACCACGAATGTTCAGCCTGCGGCTGCTGCCCCGAGAAATCCGATTGAAGGCTATCGGTCTCGAGCGGCAGAACTCTACGGGCAGGGCAGCGAACTTTACAACCGCGAGCCGGATATGTCGGCCATTGAGGCTTACGCGAGGCAGCGCGGTGCTAGTGGCAACGCGGCCATGCTGAACGCGCTGGCTGCGCAGTTTGCTGGCGAGCAGTTTCAGCCGGTTCAGGCTCAGTACCTGAAGCGCGCCGCGGCCGCGCAAGACCCGATCAAGTTTGGCTCGGGGATGATGACGCCTGACGGCAAGTTCATCAGAGACCCAGAGGCTATGCAGAACAAGCGTGCCGAGTTCCTGATGCAGCAGGCGCGGGCGTATGAACAGTTGGCGCAGACCGCGCAGTCCGCGCAAGAGCGTGCTCAGGCTCTCGCAATGCAAAACCAAATTGCCAATGAGATGAGAATGCTTGGGCTACAGATTCAGGCTGACCGTGCTGGGCAGGGGAGTTATGACTACGCAGGGACGACGCCAGAGGGACTTCCTGTCAATTTGAACAAAAAGACCGGGCAGTTTACGGACGCTATGGGGCGCGCTGTGACTGGTTCTTTTACGCCCAAAGGATCAGATAAGACAACGGAAGGCGAACGTACAGCCGCGGGTTACTTGTCTAGGATGCGTGCTGCTGAAAATATTCTTGGTTCGATTCCGCTAGAGAGTCAGTCTCCCGGTATGGTTGAAAGAACGGCGCAGTACATGCCTGGCGAGTTTGGTATGGATGTCGCCAATTTAATCAGAGACCCACTGCGCAAAAGAGCGTACCAGGCCCAATCAGACTGGGTAAGAGCAAAGTTGAGAAAAGAATCTGGCGCGGTAATCGGTCCGCAAGAAATGAGAGATGAGATCAGGACATATTTCCCGATGCCCGGCGAAGACGATGAAACGATCAGGCAAAAGGCCGCGTCAAGAAAGCAAGCAGAGCGTCAGTTTGAGATTAGTGCTGGGAATGCAGCAAGCCAGGCTGCCCCTAGTGCGCCTTCCAACAGCGATCCTCTTGGAATTAGGAAACAGTGATGGAAAAGGTCACGATGTCGTCCATTCGGGAAAAATTCCCGATGTATGCAGATGACATTGGCAAAGGATGGATTGTCGCATTCTCCTCACGATGGGATCTTCAGGCAAGCGAAAACCGCCATGTTAGAGTTTTCATAACTTCCACGACTGGTCGGGATAGTAATTTCACCTTGTGTAACAAAGGGAGGAGGAGCAGGATACCAAGATTGAGTGGATCCCAAGGGCC